CCGTTAACGGATCCCCCTGTCACCTGGCTACTAACAAGTATTACCATGACAAGGTCTGGCACACGTCTACGTACAACGTGCACCGCTGCTTCGGTTAAACCCAACACTGGTTCCGAAGCTCAAACGTGTCGCAGCTGCTTCCGCAGCGCCTGCGACACAAGAGAGACCATTTCCAATGGTTTAAGACTTATTAGGATTCGTTACAGGTTACCCTGTAGTGAACTGCCTGATCTTGAACCTAAGGAATTAAGCAAGTATCTCTCTTACCTCCTCCTTCAGGGTAGAAGCCGGGCTTCAGTCGCGTTTCCTAGGAAACAGTCTCTTCGTAGAGACAGCGACGGGCTTCTTCCCCTGATGCGTATGCTGAAGCACGAGAGATGGGAGTTTGCCCATTCCGTCTCTTCAATTAAACGCAGCCTCCCCCGAGGCTGTAGTCAGCATACACCATCCGCGCGTCCAGCCTGGGAGCTGAACGCGTTCTCCATACCCCCCCCCTCTTCTTCTGAGTACCTCGCGTTCGTTCGACGCGAGGTTTCTCATCTCTTTCCGTACGGTTGGGATCGGAATTATGACGATTTTGTTTGGCGTCATGTACCCAACGCTTCCGCCAGGATGAACAGCCCTCGGGCCGACATGTTCTGGTGCGGGAACGGTAAAGATTTCCGTCGGCAGTGCCTTACGGGTCGATCAGTTCCGATCGATCAACCCGTTAGGGCCCGGTACAAGGAAGTAATGAGTGCAGGCAAGTGCAGGCCTCTCGTCATTTATGACGAGACTACCGAGGTACTTGCACCGTTGCATAAGTGTCTGGATGCGCATCTGATGCACATGCCATGGCGCCTTGTAGGACCTCCGACGGAGAAGAAAATTTCATCTGCTTGTGTTTACCCTTACCAGACCTCGGTAGATCTGGTGAGCGCCACAGACAACCTGTCACTCGAGGTGACAGAGGCGATACTTGGCTCTTTACTTCGAAAGAGTCGTATTCCAGGTGCTGTGCGTCTTCGGGCGTTTCAGTCACTCCGGCCACTTGTTGATTGTGCCGGTGAGGAGAAGGAAGTATCGCACGGGCAGATGATGGGGGGCTATCTCTCCTTTCCTCTCCTTTGCCTTCACTCATATCTGGCAGCTCGTTGGGCGCTGCGCGGAGAAGAAGGCAATGTCCTTGTTAACGGCGATGATACCCTGGTGTCATCCAACCGTTATCTCGAAGCTTCAGATTACCCTAGCGGGTACTTGTTAAATGACCTGAAGACAATTCGATCAGAAGTCGTAGCTGAGATCAACTCGACCGGATTTCTGAAAGGCAGAGGGGGCAAGTGGCGTGAGATTCGCAACTTGCGGAGAGGTGGATTTCTTACCGATTATGCCGGGATGCAGCACGCTGCAAAGGCGGTCGCCGGTAGTGTCCAATGGACTGATGCTTTCATCAGGTCCAGGATCGGTAAGAAATGGGGGTTCCTCCCCACCCAGCTTCGGTTGAACCCGAGGTCCTATGTCGCTTTCGAGCGGGGTAGGTCAATGTGGAACAGGAACTTTACCTGTCTTCCGGAGGCGCCCAACGCGCCTTCCACATTGCTTCTAGGCGTCCGGAGACGTCTAGATCCCGACGAGCAGGTGGCTCTGTACCTGCACCAGTGGGCTACAGGTCGGGAGGGAGGGAGGAAGAGAGACGTTTACTGCCCATCAGTGGGCAGTGTACGTCGGACCTATTCTTACAAGGCTGTGAAGCCTTGGTCCCGGCTGACTTTCCTTAGTCAGTTGGCGGCGCTTAAAGTGGTGCCGGGGAATAGGGAGGAGGAGCTGCGTTTCCTACCTGTAGGTTACGTCAGCTTAAGAGATGATGTCGTACTTAAGGAGCTTGCCGCTTATGGCTCCTCAGTGTTTGAGTACGACTAACTTGGGAAGTGGTCCCTTGGCCAGAAATAGCGCGCCCGCGCGCTGGTGGGGTTGGTTAAAGAGAGTGAGGTGGGACCACGCGGAAATGCGTAGACCCGATCCCCGATTGAAACGCAGGGCGGAAACTCCCTGTCTAGTAGGAGATCAGCATCCTTTTCCGTACTAACCTGTTCGTCATGGCAATGGCGGCTCGCCCTCTACGTTCCGAGGGGCAGTTTGGGATTGGATGGGTATACGTTTGAGTACGCCCCCCTCTCTTTGCCATCAGGGTTTCTGGTTGGCGCAGTCTCTTAGTGGTTAGCGACCACTGGCTGTTAGCTG